ATGAATGGGACGTGCCAGACCCTGACCGGCGACGAGAAGATCGCGACGCCCGCCGCGCATTGGAGGACAGCAAATGAGTGAAATAGCAAAATGGCGAGAAGCTAAGATGCGAGAAGCTGAATCGGTTGGCTTTACATCGCTGATTGGGAAAGCGCAGAAAACCACAGCTAAAGCAGTTGGCTATGTGCATAGCGTCATAGTCAAAACAACTATCCACCACCAAGAAGTGGATGGCGCGAAAAACTATCATGAGTGCAGCCCGTTCGACACGGTATTGGGCCAAGTAATCAAAGAAAACTTCCAGCACTTGACAATACTTGCTCTTGAAAAACTACGGGAAAATGTTCGTCGCAAAGCGATAGACGCTCAAGACGAGGTTAGGGCAATGCAGGACGAAATCGACAAGGCGTGTGAGGTTCAACCATGAACGGACGCTATCGTTGCACCCCTGAAACGCCGTGGACGCAGCCTAGCTTAACTTCTAACTTCACCCGAAAGGACCAACTGAAATGAAAAACTTCTTCACCAGACTTCCAATCGATGAACCGCAAACTCCTCTCACCGTTGTCGAGGAAACTCCGCAGCCTCGTATGTCGGCTCGAATGCTCGAGCGGTATATCGAAGCTACGCAGAACAACCTTCTCCAGCTCGGCGAACGGGAAAAAAGCCTGCAGGATGAAATTCGCTTTCTGATACAGGAGCACAGGGAAACCAAGACAGTGATTGAGGCGCAAAAGGTGGCACTTGCGCGTCTTCAGGCGGCGACACCTCCGGCCGCAACCTCGACAGACGAGGATATGAAAAGGGCACTTTCCGCAAAGCAGCAAGGCGCCGACAAGGAGGCAGAATAATGCCTTTTCGCTGCCCGCATTGTCATGAGTTTATTTCGACCAAACAACCTGACGATTTAACTCCGCGCGAGCAGGAACTTTTCGACCTCATCGCCGCCGCTAACGGAAGGTTCGTCTCGTTAGAATATTTGATTTACGAATTCTGGCTCGGGAAAAACAAACCTGAACCAGACTCGGCTCGAAATCAAATCAACATCTTCATTCATCGGATCAGGCAAAAACGTGGCCATCTTATCATCCGCACCCGTCAGGGTATTGGCTATGCCTACAACAAGGACTACGACAATGAAAATCTGGGAAATTATCGAAAAGGGCTCGAACAGATACAGGCGTTCGATATGGCGTAAAGGGTACTACATTCATTCCAACGAGGCCGGCAGTTTTTGGGTGATTACTAACCCAAATCCGCAGGACCTCGAGGAAGCCGCCACTCTTGCGGCAAGCGGACCGCACCATTGGACGCCAAAACTCGACGATCTGCAGGCAAGCGATTGGGAGGAAGTGCAATGATCACAATCACCTTTGACTACATGAACCACAATGGTAAGCTCTCCGGCAGGACCGTCGATGTGGACTCATTAGAGTTCTTGACTAAGGTCGGTTTGGGCTATCAACCGGGCTGGTTCATATCAGGTTACTGCCACACTAAAAAGGCTCGTCGATCTTTTGCCCTGTCCCATATTGTCGTCGAGGCGGATGGGGACATTATCAAAAAGCGGTTGCTTTACTTCAACCTTAAGGACCCAAAGAATGACTAACCACCCAAACACCCCGGAGCAGGATGTTATCCTTCGCTTCATTTCATCCAGCAAAACTAACCTTATGATCAAGGCTCTTGCCGGCGCAGCTAAAACCTCCACTCTTGTCCTGATCGCGCGGGCACTTCGAGGCACTCCGATGCTTTGCGTAGCTTTCAACAAACGCATTGCCAAGGAAATGGAAGAACGTCTCCCTTCGCATTGTGTCGCCAAGACCATGAATGCTATAGGCCATCAGGCTTGGCAGGGTTACATTGGCAAGAAACTCCACGTTGATGCCAACAAGCTCAATCTCATCCTGCGGCGTATTTCCAAGCAGCTCTCCGACGCCGAGCGGGCCATCCTCAATGATATCTACACCGACGTGCTTCAGCTTACTTCCAAAGCCAAGCTCTTCGGATACGTTCCGCAGGACCTCTACCCCGACATTCCGCGCCTCATCGATCGAGACGGTTTGCGCCAGGTCCTTGTCGACATGGAGTACGACCAGCTTGCATGGGACCTGCTTGACTCCCTTCTCGTCGAGTCCATCAACGAGTCCTTCTCCGGCTCGATCGACTTCGACGATCAGGTCTACATGTCCACACTCTTTGGCGGTCAACTCCCTCGTTTCCCGTTTGTCATGATTGACGAGGCGCAAGACCTTTCCCCGCTCAATCACCGTATGCTGCAGCGGCTTGTCACCGGCCGGCTTGTCGCTGTCGGAGACCCTAACCAAGCAATCTACGGCTTTCGGGGAGCGGTGTCAAACTCCATGGACGTTCTTCAAGCCCAATTCAATATGGAGACTTTGCCGCTTACGGTTTGCTTTCGTTGCGCCAGTTCGATCGTTGAGCAAGCCAAACGCCATGCGCCAGACATATCTGCTCCGCATACGGCTCCGATCGGCCTCGTTGAGGATTGGCGGGAGGTTCCTCTTCGTACCGCACCGCTCAATGAGTTCGTTCCCCGCCGCACGGTTGCATGGGGGCCTGACGCCATTCCAAACAACTGCGCCGTGATCTGCCGGAATAATGGCCCGCTTATCAGTCTTGGCCTCCGTCTCATTACCGCAGGACGCGCTGTCCAACTCATCGGCTTTGACATATCCAAGCGGATTATCAAAATCCTGCGTGAGTTTGGCGATACCTCAATGCCGCAGTCCGAGGTCCTCGAACGCATCAACAACTGGCGGACAGCTGCTTTGGCCGAGGGCAAACTTTCCGAGTCCTCGATCGAAGATCGGACTATGTGTCTCATCGCCTTCGCGCAATCAGCTCGCACACTTAGTGAGGCCATCACCAAGGCAGAGGCTCTTTTCTCAGCCAAGGGACCAATCGAGCTTCTTTCGGGCCACAAGTCCAAAGGCCTTGAATGGGAGACCGTCTTTCACCTCGACCCGTGGCGCATACCCTCGAAGTATGCCAAGTCAAAGGAAGAAATCCGGCAGGAGAATAACATTGACTATGTTATTGCCACTCGCGCCAAGTATCGCCTAGTCTTCTTCGATCTTGACAACTACGACCCCGAGGAGACTTCCCGCAACCTTGTTATCTACGACGAAGAGGAGCCGGCCAATGACTGCGCCTAAGTACGCAACAGTAAACTCATACCGTGATTGCGAGAAGTACTACAGTATGGCTGCCGAGGCAGAACACGGTATTCGGCTTAAGCTTGACATCAACGCCCAAGCCGTCAAACTCCGTGCCAAGCTTCACGCCTACCGTGTTCTCCTCCGCAAGCAGTCGAAGGAGATTTATCCCGAAGCTGACCCGCGGCATGGAACTTGTCCTTACGATCATCTGGTTGTCAAACTTACCAAGACATCCGAAGGTCCTACCTATCTCGATATCGTCCATCAGATCATCGAGGTTGCATCTGTCGAGGAGATACTTTCTCCGTTGCCGCAAGGATAAATCATACATTTCCCCACGTGAAATATATGCAAATTGCTGCATTATTATGGCCGAGCCCCGTTGACAACCTCAATCGGCACATATATGTTGCAAAAGCAAACGCGGATTTCCCGCAAACCTAAACCCAACAAGGAACCAGAAAATGTCGCAGATTACCATCTCCGGAAAATCCTTCGAAGTCGCGCCGCGTTACGCTGTCGGCCACGTGCTCACTGCCAATGAAGCCAGCGCTTTGAACCAGACCTTCTTCGAAAATCTCCGCAACAACTTCGCCAAGCAGGCCAAGGACGGCGCATCGCAGGCCGATTTCGACAAGTACGCTGAAGGCTACGTTTTCGGCATTCGCTCGACCGGCTCGCGCGATCCGCTGCAGACCGAAGCCATGAACATCGCCCGCGAGCAGGTCCGCGAAGGCATCCGCAAGTCCGGCAAGCAGCTCAAGGCCTACACCGGCGAGCAGATCACCAATGCCGCGGCCAAGTTGCTCGAGCGCCGTCCGGAAATCCTCGAGATCGCCCGCGAGCGCATTGCCGCCATGAAGAACACCGCCACGCAGGAAGTCGACTCCGACATTCTGGCAGACCTGGCCGAAGCCGCTCCGGCTCCGGCTCCGGCTGACGGCGATGCTTCTGCCGAGGGTGAACCGGCCGTCGAAACCAAGCGCGGCAAGAAGGGCGAGTAACCCTCAATGTCTAAGCCAGCGTCATATATAGAGCTCCTGTATCTGGCGCTGGCTTCTGAGATCGGGATTGTCCTTAGCACCGACAATCCCAGTCTTCTCCAGCAAAAGCTTTATGCTGCTCGCCGCAAGGCGTGTGACCCCGAACTAGATCAGCTTTCCTTAACACCCTCTCGCTCGTCTCCAGACACTGAGCTTTGGATAGTAAAGAAAACTGATGCGAGGAATAAACATGCCCAGAAAGAAACTTGAAGGCGGTAGCGATCGTCGCTGCGTTGTCCTGTTTGAGGGCGACTTCGACAAACTCCAGCGCCTGTTCCCCGCAAAGGGAGCTTCGTTTGTAATCCGGCAGATCGTCCGGCAATTTCTTGTTCGTGTTGAAGCCGCAGCACCTAAGGTCGAACTTGAAATCGATATTAAGGACATTGGTCTATGACAACCGAAACTGCTGACACAGTTCTCGCTGAACTTCCCCGCCCCGACCCAACCTTCATTGCTCAGCTTTTCGAGCAAGACCCGCTGAGTTTGACCAAGACAGACCTCGATGCCATTGTCGCTGAGCTTCGGGCAGATCGGCGTTACTACCGCGAGCAGCAAGAGGAAGCTGCCAAGAAGCCCAAGAAGGAAACTAAAAAGGCTATCTCCGAAGCTGACCAAGCGGCAGCTCGTGATCTCCTTTCCGATCTTGGATTGGACTAATCATGTCCAACATAGTAGCTGGCACTTCGTCTGTATCTCCGTTTGACGACAAGGGCGTTCAGTATGCTTGGGACTCCACCAGTCTCGGCCTGATCAAAACCTGCGCTCGTAAGTATCAACTTTCGATGATACTTAATTGGCAGCCCAAGCAGCGATCGCATCACCTTACCTTCGGTATCGCGTATCACTCCGCGCTCGAGACCTATGACAAATACATGGTCGAGCAGGAAGCCGCAGAAGATCAGCTCGAGGCGCATGAAGAGGGCGTCCGTCGCGCCATTCAGACCGCCTTGCTCCAGACCATCGGCTACGCTCCGCCCGAGGAAGACAATCGCAAAACCCGCTACAATCTCCTGCGAGCAATCGTCTGGTATCTTGAGCAGTACGGTCTCAACGATAACTGCAAAACCGTCAAACTTGCCAACGGAAAAGCCGCAGTCGAATTATCCTTCCGCTTCTCCCTTACCAACGATATAGTCCTTTGCGGGCACCTTGACAAGATCATTGAGTTCGGCGGAAACAAATTCGTCCTCGATCGCAAGACCGCAGGCTCCACTATCGGGTACTACTACTACCAAAAGTACAGCCCCGACAATCAAATGTCGATCTACACTCTTGCCTCGCAAGTTGTGTTCGACACCCATGTTAAAGGAGTTATCATCGATGCTGCTCAAATCGCGGTTGGTTTCAGTGCTTTTGGCCGGCACCTCACTCATCGCAATCAGGCTCAGCTTGAAGAGTTCGTCCGAGGCATCGAGTCCTACCGCGACCTCGCAGCCCACTACACCCGCACCGGCTTTTGGCCAATGAATGAAACAGCTTGCGGAAACTTTGGCGGCTGCCAATTCCGTCGAGTATGTTCAAAATCTCCGAGAGTTCGTGAGTCCTTGCTTCGCACGAATTTCACCCAGGAGTATGAATGGAACCCGCTAGAAGCAAGATAGGAGTATATCATGGACTATCGAGACTCTTTGGGAGCAATTCCCGTAAATAAACCAATCGAGGATTGGCCAGACCTGCAGCGCGCTGTTGGCGTCCTCGTCGAGCAGGTCGGTGAGTTAGAGACCCTTTCTTCTGCCCTTGCAGATTACATGGCCTGCCGTTCGTCAAGCAGCGTAGCTATTCGGGGGAACACCAGAGGTACAAACGCCCCAATTGCTATCTTCTCCATCTTCACCGGAACGGGAAACGATATCCAGGCAATGCAGGATGCAACTTATCGCATTCGTTCCTGCCTCCAGGAAGTTTCCAGTCTCGTTCATGGAAAGGCCGAAAAACGTGGCTAAGCTCAGCGAACATCAATCCGGCGAAGTCAAAAAGGTTCTCATGCTTGGCGACAGTGGCGCGGGCAAAACCGGCTCGCTTCTGGCTCTTATCAAGGCAGGATGGCGCATTTCCATTCTCGACTTTGACAACGGCTTGGATTGGTTGGTTGCCGCAGTCAAACGCCATTGCCCCGACAAGCTTGACAACGTGGACTTTGTCACTCTCCGCGACAAGAAGAAAGGTTCGGTTGCTGGCCCAATTCCGGCAGGTATTCCTGCGGCATTTACCAAGGCCAATTCCCTTCTTTCCAAGTGGGAGGACGGAACCGCACCTGAAACTTGGGGGCCGAAACGCATCCTTGTCATTGACTCTCTGACCTTTATGTCCAACTCCGCTTTCGCGTGGAAAGACATGATGAACCCAGGTGCCAAGGACCGTCGCCAGATTTACGGCGCAGCACAGGAAGCCATCGAGGACACGATCGACCTGTTGACCTCGAAGGAGTTCAACACCAATCTTCTCGTTCTTACTCACATCACTTGGATTACTCGGCCAGACGGCAGTATGCGGGGCTACCCCTCCGCTGTCGGCACGGCGCTGAGTAAGGACCTTGCCACATATTTCAATACTGTCCTCCTTGCCGAAAGCACTGGTTCGGGTGATAATTTGAAACGCACGATCAGGACTGTTAATTCCGCCCTGATTGATCTGAAAAATGCAGACCTTGACATGCCGGAAGCTCTCCCGCTTGACACTGGTCTGCTCAAGATCTTCAAGCAGCCGGCTTGAAGGTAAACCCCCAAACGCCATAGGAGATAATCATGGCAATTGACTTCTCAAAAATTCTCTCGAAGAAGGCAGCTGAAATCGAGAAGCCGAAGCCGCTTCCGGTCGGCACCTACCTCGGAATTGCTACGGCTCTTCCGACTTTTGAAGGCATCGGAAAGAAGGAGACGCCCGCCGCGGTCTATTCTTTCAACATCGTCCAGCCGATCGAAGTCGACAGCGAAGACTTGACCGCCTACGGCGAAGTCAAGGGCAAGTCCGTCCGCTACAACATGTTCCTTTCTGAGGCCTCCGAGTTCCGGACCAAGGAAGAAATCGTCGCAGCGTTCGGCGTGGAAGAAGGCGACAAGACGCTTGGCCAGATGTTCAACGAAACCGTCAACGTTCCGGTTATCCTGCACATCATCCAGCAGCCTTCGGAAGACGGCACTGAAATCTACGCACGTTGCGAAGAGATCAGCTGCGCCTAATCCTCGCATTGCCTTTGTTTACCGAGGGGGTAGCCATTCCTCCTCGGTCTTTCTGTTTAACGGAGAAACACCATGCGCGGACCTATAGTCGTTCTCGATACTGAAACCACCGGCATTTCAGCTGCAACCGACCGCATGGTAGAAATTGCCGGCGTTGAAGTTACTGGCGATCGTCGGGACTTCCAATCTCTTATCAACCCCAAGCGCGACATTCCTTTCGAGGCAATGGCCATCCATCACATTACTCCCGACATGGTTGAAGAGGCTCCTCTCGCAAAGGAAGCTGTCGACAACTTGATTGAGTTCTTCGCCCCGAAATACTTTGTCGCACACAACGCAAAGTTTGACAAAGGCTTTGTCGCTCCCCTTCTCAACGTCGTCACAGCTCCCGCTTGGATTTGCACCATGCGTTGCGCTCAGCAGATGTATCCGTCTGCCCCAAGCTATAAAAACCAGGTCCTGCGATACTACCTTGGACTCAAAGTAGAAACACCGCTTGGCCTTGTTGCCCACCGAGCGCTTTACGATTGCTACGTCACTCGTGCGATCTTCGAGCGTATGCTTTCCGACGGCATCAGTCTTGATCAAATGCTCAACTGGTCGAACGGCCCGACAAACCTCGTCAAAATCCCTTTCGGCAAGTATAAAGGCACGAAATTTTCTGAAGTGGAGACAGGTTGGTTGACATGGGCATTGAAGCAGGATAATATGGACCCTGATGTGCTTTACGCCGCCCGCCAAGAACTCAATCGTCGCAAGGGGAACATGCTGTGACAACCTCGATTTCAATTGACTCTATCGTAATCAACCGCGAAGGCAGGCAGCGCCGCACATTCTCGGAAGACGATCTTGAACTTCTTGCCAATTCCATCAAGGCACTTGGCCTCATCCAGCCGATCGTTATTGACCGCAACAATAACCTTATTGCAGGCGAACGTCGACTGCGGGCTCATCAGCGTCTTGGTCTCCAGCAGATCAATGTGGTATACTCTGACGCACTTGATAGCAATACCCGCTACGCGATGGAGCTCGAGGAAAACGTCAAGCGGTCGAACCTTGGCTGGAAGGACGAATGCGAAGCATATCTCCGCTATCACGAGTTCCGTTCTTCGGTCGATACTGATTGGACTATGGCCAAGACTGCCGGCGAACTTTCCATCAGCAATTCCGAACTCTTCTCGAAAATCGCTGTGGCCAAGGAACTTCGGCAGGGCAATCCTCTTGTCACCGAGTCGCCGAAGTACTCCACCGCTCGCGGTATTGTCGAACGTGCAGCTCAACGCGAGAATGCTGCCCAGACCGCGGAACTCATGCACCTCGTGAAAAACATGGGAGCGCCGACAAGTGGAACAGTATCAGAAGGATCTAGTTTTGTCGATGGGGCTGAACCTACCGAAGGAGGAGGGTCTACCCCAGTTGTGGTCGATTTTTTAGCTCCGGTTCGTGCAACAGGACTTATCCTCAATGAGGATTTTCTCGAATGGGCTAAAACTTACACCGGCCCTAAGTTCAATCTTATCCACTGTGACTTTCCTTACGGAGTTAATGCAGACAAGTTTAAGCAGGGCTCTGCTTCAGCCTATGGCGGATATAGCGACACGCCCGAGTTATATCGTTCTCTCTTATCTGGATTACTGGAGTACCTCGACAACTTTTGTGAAGAGTCCGCACATCTTATTTTCTGGTTCTCCATGGATTACTATCAGGAAACAATGGACGCCCTCTCTACAAAGTTTAGAGTCTCTAACCGTCCGCTTATCTGGTATAAGTCTGATGGGGCGGGAATTATTCCCGACCCGAAACGCGGACCCAGATGGGTTTATGAAACTGCATTCTTTGCTTCCCGCGGCGATAGGTATATTGTTCGTGCAGTCGCAAACGTGTCAGCAGCTGGCATCCAGCGCGGAACGCATATGTCGGAAAAGCCGCAGGAAGTTCTTAAACACTTCTTTCGAATGGTTGTGGACGAGCACACAACACTACTCGACCCTACCGCCGGTTCTGGCAGCGCTGTGCGAGCAGCAGCTTCAATGGGAGCTAGCCGATATCTTGGCTTAGAAATCAATCCGGAGTTTGCCAAACTTGCTGATGAGCTTCTGTTCGACCAGCTTAATGCAGAACCGGATATGCTATGAAATATAGGGGCATGATTGTTGGTGAAGCTTGGGGTGAGGAGGAAGCTCGCCTCGGGATGGCCTTTGTCGGAGCTGGAGGAAAATTCCTCAATGAGATGCTAGACGAGGCCGATCTCTCACGCAAGGACTTCTACACAACCAATGTCTTTAACTTCCGTCCGCCAAGCGGAGACATTCGGAAGATCATGGTTGGCAAAGACTCTCTCCCCCACGCCCCCTTTGTCTCATACGGCAAGGGACTTTATCTTCCCTATGACCTGTATCACGAGCTTCAGCGCTTGTGGGCAGAAATCCGCGAGATCAAGCCCAACCTTATCATTGCACTCGGGGCCACCGCAACCTGGGCTTTAACCGGCACAGCAGGTATTCGTGCAGTTCGTGGCACAGTTCTTCGCTCCCAATATCCCGCAGGGTTCAAGGTTATCCCCGCTTACCACCCGTCGGCTATTCTCCGAGATTTCAGTCTCCGCCCGTCATTTGTTGCCGACCTGCAGAAAGCCAAGCAGCAGCTTAATTTTCCTGAAATTCGCAGGGCCAGTCGTTCAATTTGGTTAGCTCCGACACTCAATCACATTAAACTCTTTTTCGACAACTATGTCAAGAAAGCAAAGTACCTTGCATTCGATATCGAGACCGCGGGCAATCAAATCACCTGCGTTGGTTTTGCCGTTAGCCCGAAACTCGCGATCGTCATTCCCTTTGTCGATTTCAACAAGCCTGACCTATCCTATTGGCCGGAGCATGAAGAAGTCAAAGCCTGGGAACTTGTCCGGCAGTACCTTCACTGCGATGCGGAGAAGATCGGGCAGAACACTCTCTATGATATCAACTGGCTTTGGCATAAAGTCGGTATGTACCCCAAGAATTACACGCATGACACTATGCTACAGCACCATGCTCTTCAGCCTGAAATGGAGAAGAGTCTAGGGTTCCTCGCCTCAATCTACACAGATGAACCCGCATGGAAAACCATGAGAGGCAAAGGATTGTTCACTATGAAAAAGGGCGAGTAAAAAAGCATACGTTTCCCAATGTGAAAGGAGCATATCAATGCCTGTTTTTTCTAATGCAGCTTATTCCGCCGTTATCACCAGTCTGTTTCAACGGATGGAGAGGCTTGCTAAAGTCAAGGGTTCGGAGTATTCGGGCGACACTGATCGCTTGCTTAACTTCCGCCGCAACGCTGAAACACTCGGTCTTAATAAAGAAACAGTATGGGCTGTTTACGCAGCGAAACATTGGGATGCACTCATGACCTACATCAAGGACATGGAAGCGGGCATTGTCCGCGAGCGTTCGGAACCAATCTCAGGCCGTATTGATGATCTTGTGGTTTACCTCGTTCTCCTTCTTTGCATGGAAGCCGAACGTGAAAACATGACCAAGGGGGACTAACATGCAGATCGTTATGCTTGAGTCGCCTTATCGCGGCAATAACTACGAAGAACTTGAGGGTAATATAGAGTACGCTCGTCAGTGCATGGCCGACAGTCTTGGCCGAGGAGAAGCCCCGCTTGCATCGCACTTGCTTTACACGCAGGAGGGCATCCTCGACGATAAGGACCCTGTGGAACGGAAGGCTGGTATCGAAGCTGGACTTGCATGGGGCCATGTGGCTGAATTAATCATTTTCTACACCGACCGCGGATGGTCAACCGCAATGATGAAAGCCCTTGACTACTATAAAAACCTCGGCAAAACAATTGTGGAGCGTTCGATACTATGAAAATCTATGACACGTCGGCACTTCGCCCTGACACAGTTATGAGTAAGAATGATGGTCTCTGGATTTACAATGGTCTAGACTGTATGCTTACTTATGAGGTGTTAAACGAAGTATCGACTGTCATGGATGCAGTCACCGATCGCACTTACCAACTATCTCGTGCATTGCAAGCCCCAATTCTCGCTATGAATATGCGCGGGGTACTTATAGACGTTGCAGCTCGCGATGAGGCAATCCATTCGCTCGAGGCCGACAAAGCCCAAATCCTTAACAATTTCGATTACATCTGCAACAGCGTGTTTGGCCGGACGTTTTCGCCAGGTTCTCCAAAACAAATGCTGGCCTTGTTCTACGATTACATGAACCTACCGCCGGAGAAAGGCCGCAACGCGCAGGGCGAATGGGTTCCGGCTGTGGGCCGCGAAGAGCTTGAAAACCTGGCAAAGAAGTACTACCATGCAAAACCGCTTGTCGGCCACATTCTTCGCTATCGAGACATCACCAAACAGATCGGCACTCTTGTAACCGAGCTTTCTCCTTCCGGCCGTCTGCATACTTCATTCTCTATTGCGGGCACAAAAACAGGCCGATTAGCTTCCTCTGCGGCAGACTTTGGCGATGGCACAAACCTCCAAAACATCGACAAGCGCATTCGGAAAACCTTCATTGCTGACCCAGGTATGAAGTTCGCCAATATCGATCTGGAGCAAGCAGATGCGCGGAACCTAGGTGCATTTACCTGGCACTTCTTTCCGGAGTTTGGGGACACAAACAGATTTCTTGATTATGCGGAGTCCGGCGACTTGCACACTAACGTTTGCCGTATGTGCTGGACAGAGCTCCCATGGACAGGCGACCCGAAAAAAGATCGTGAGATTGCTGATCAAAAAGCCTACCGCGAAAAGTCATTTCGTGATCTTGCGAAAGCACTAGGTCATGGAACCAACTTTAACGGACAACCACCTCAGATGGCTATGCATACCAAGGTAGAACGCAGCTTGATCGAGGACTTTCAGCGTCGTTACTTTGGGGCTTTTCCTGAAGTCAAACACCGCATTGAGTTCCTTTCCCGCAAGCTTCAAGAAGACGGAAATCTTACTACACTATTCGGGCGGCGGAGGTTCTTTCTTAAGCGCCGTACAGACAAACGTGCACTCAACGACGCTTGTGCTTTCGACCCTCAGTCCATGACCGCGGACGAGATTAACTACATCATGCTAGCAATTTTTGATCTATCGCTGAAGTATCCCATTCAGCTACTACTCCAAGTCCATGACTCATTACTTATCCAGTATCCCGAGGAGCTCGAAGATGAATTTGTCCCGTTGCTTAAGAAGGCATTTGAAGTCCCCTTAATACTTCGCGGAAACAGACGCTTTATTGTTCCCGCAGAAGTTCAAGTTGGTTGGAATTGGGCTGGTGTGGAATACGATAAGGTTACTAAGCAGCCGAGTAAAAACCTGCTCGGACTGATAAAATACAAAGGGCATGACTCCCGTATAAGAGCATAAAATGCGCATACAGCCTGACTGGATTAACGGCTTTTTAGAATACAGTGCTGCGCTCCCGTCGCCCGAGATATTCCGTAAATGGAGTGCAATCGCGGCAATCGCAGGAGCGTTGGAGCGGCGCGTCTGGGTAAAAATCATGGGCATGGAGCTGTATCCAAATCTCTACACTGTTCTAGTCGGCCCGCCAGGTGTTGGTAAAACAGTAACAACTTCGGTAGTGGAAACTTTTTGGCGAGCGCTTGGCAATCATCATGTCGCTCCTAAATCCGTAAGTCGCGCAGCGATCATTGACTCGCTTAATGATGCAACCAGAACCAAAACAGTGATTGGCACTCCGTCAATGCACTTAGTCTATAATTCCCTGCTAGTCCATGCGGGCGAGCTTGGCGTCCTCCTTCCGGATTACAGCCCAGACTTTATGCACATCTTGACAGACTTATACGACTGCCGGCAGTACGACGAAAAACGCAGAACCAACGCGCTGAACATAGTTATCAAAAATCCGCAGTTGAATATCCTGGCAGCTTGCACTCCATCGTACCTGAACACAACACTGCCTGAAGGTGCATGGGACCAAGGTTTCCTTTCCCGTACCTTCATCGTGTTCTCGGGCGAGCGCGTTATTCGTGACCTGTTCCTCGAGGAGAATTTCAATGACGAACTCTTCTCCCGTCTTAAAAGTGATTTCCGCCAAATCGGGGAGGTTACAGGTCTCATCAAGTTCGATCCCGAAGCCGCCGCTTGCATCCAAGCATGGCACAAGGCTGGTGGACCTCCAGCGCCAGACCATCCGAAGTTGGTTAACTACCTAACCCGCAGAACAATTCACTTAGTCAAGCTTTGCATGGTCTCCGCCATGTCACGGAGCGACAAGCTTCTAATCACTGTCGAGGATTACCAACGTGCGCTTGACTGGCTTCTTGAAATGGAGGCCAACATCGACGATGTGTTCCGCGCTATGGGTTCCAAGGGCGATGGCAACATCATGGAGGAGACTTACCATTTCATCTTCAAGAAGTACATGGCAACCAAGCAGCCTGTACTCGAGCATGTAGTGGTATCGTTTGTTTCTGAGCGCGCACCATCTTACAACGTAATGCGAATTATCGAACTGATGGAAAAGTCCAATCAGATCGTTAAAGAGATCACACCTAGCGGAAGATTTGGCTTCAAGCCTTTGGGGAAATCAATCTAATTTCATCTAAGCTTAAACCAGTCCCAAAACTGGTAAAGGCTTACAGCCGCAGCAATCAACCAGCCGCCAACCTTCATCAGATACTTCCCAAGTAGACCTGCACCTTCAGCTTTCAGGCCCATTGCTCTTGTAGCATCAGTGCTGTTTTTGATTGCGCGCACATCATCGTCGATCCTCGCAACCTGAATGACAACTGTCCGCAGTTCAAGGTTCATACGTTCTTGGGCTTCGAACAAACGCTCACGACTTTTTGAGGCCATTTCATCATACTTCATGCGCCGTGCAAGTTCAGCTTCGAAATTCTCCTTAAGGGTTTCCACCGAGGATTGCAACGAACCGAGAATTTGTGAGTTGTTTTGTGTCCCGCCCGCCATGACCTTATGCTTTCTGTTTGCAGACTGCTGCGCTGGTTTCCAATGCTTTCAGATACTCTCTCCGTTCGGCCGGAGTCATAGCATCGATGGTCTGGGCGGTGAACTGCGGAACAGGCGTGGAACAAGGCAAACTTCCGCATCCAACCAGTCCAAGTAGCATAAGCCCGATTAAGGCTTTCGTTCCCATTTCTTCAACCTTTCCCTGACTTCTTCGTCAGACAGACCATCCACTTTCCGATCAACCTTGTCGGCCTCGCGGCGAATAATCAGTTCTTCTTTTTCCTTGGCCTGTTTGATAACTCGTTTATTGTTGAGAAAGTAGCCAATAATGGCCACAAAAACGGCCACAACCGGTCCCACGTATGGAATTGCGGCAATCCAGCTCATTATTGCCCCTTTTCCCCAATGGCCGTGTCGGTGTATAAGCGGAGGATCAAATTGATGATGTTGTCCGCGACTTTAAGCCCCAAGACAATCCAAGCTGCTGTTGTGCCTGAGATACCAAGCGCGGACAGATCGGTGATAAGCAGAATGCCGATTACCCCTAACATCATCGACAGCAGGTTGTAAATTGCAGTACGATAGCCTTTCATTTCAATTTCCCTTTCTCATGATAAAAAACGCTTTGAAAA